ACATACATCATTCGATATATCATTAGTAGATCATACTACATATGAACGAATGGAAACTACTTCTACTATACCAAAAATAGTTACAGGTAGATTTGGGCCAATGATAGAGGAAATATACTCTCCATATACAGATGAATACCCTTTTACTGTAGTTAATAGAACTGCTCTTAGGTATTCTGGTAACGGTGCTTTAAATAGCGATATAATTTATGTTGCGTATGATAATGATAAATTATATTTTAAATTTAAAGATTTAGCATACAATAACATGGATTCTATATCTGTTGCGGCTGTTTTTTCAGAACCAGAGGATGTTCCTAATTTTGATGTAGATACAGATGAATATCCAATAGATATGGAAGGCATTAATTACATAAAAGATAGATTCATTCAATCAGATGTAAGATTGTTATTGCTGGATAAAAGTGATGAGTTTAATGATGCATCTGGAAATATAGAATAATATGGCTAATAAAGACACTTGGATAGCAAAGTATAGAAAGGATATGCGTAAGTATCAGAATAAATATATTATGGATTATTCTTACAGAGATATTTACGATTATTATAAAGAAAGATTTGGCAATAAGCTTAAATATAAGGAGTTTAAAGCCCTATGTGTTGATTTTAATAAGCTACTAAGCAATGCTATAATAACAGAGTCATTAGAATTTAAAATGCCATATAGGCTAGGCAGTTTAAGAATTAGAGCAAAGAAGCAAAGAATAATACTTAGAGATGGAAAGGCTGATATACAAAAAATGGCAGTTGATTGGCCTTCATCTAGAAAAATGTGGCAAGAACAGTGGCCTAATCTCAGTATGAAAGAAATACTAGAGATACCTCATAAGAAGGTATTGGTTTATACTAATGATCATAGTAATGGATATATAATGAGGTGGTATTGGGACAAAAGGCTTGCTTATACTAAGAATCAAAATGTATACGTATTTAAAACTGTTAAAGGAGAGCAAGATTCTGAATATTATAAGCAAAATCCTGAAGATATTATATATTATGGTCGTAGAGGTCTTGCAGCATGGATAAAGAGCGATGAAAGAACTAATGAATATTTTGGATAATGAGTTATAATGGTAAATATACTAGCTTTATAAGAGTTGTAGAGAGTGCATTTAGGGATAGTGGGATTGATTATATAGATTTTGAAAATGCTATTGAGTGGACTGTAGAGCTTATTGGGCTGATTGGCATTCCTTCAGTATATGTTGATAAGGTCACAGATGGGCTAAATGGGAACTATTCTGCATTAGAAGTACAAAACTATAGATGTAAACTTCCAGATGACTATAGCCACTTAAAATCTGTTAGAAAGGCTAATGTAGATAATGATGGCAATATAGTAAGTACGGTTGCAATGGTTGAGTCTACCAATTTATTTCATCCTATTAATACTGTATATAGAGAAGATCAAACTTCTGCATCATTTGATCCATTAGTTAATCTTGATACATTTGATCCTGAGAGTGAAGATTTCGAGCACACTAGGACTGAGGTTAATTTAAGTAATAGTTCTGATGCATCAAATGTTATATACGAATATAAGCTAGATCAAGGATATATTTTCACTAACTTTGAATCTGGATATTTACAAGTTGCATACAAAGGACTACCAATAGATGCTGATGGATATCCCTTAATTCCAGATGATGAAAAATTTAGACAGGCGTTAAAATATCATATTATATTTCATATTGACTGGAAGACATGGAGGGCAAATCCGTCTCCACAAAATGCATCTATAAAAAATGATTCAGAACAACGTAGAGACTTTTATGTTGGCTCAGCAATGACTAAGGGTAGAATCCCTTCTATCGATCAAATGGAATCCATTAAGAGGATGTGGTTAAGGTCTATACCAAAAGTAGATGAACATTATACTTCATTTTCTACAACCAATAGACAAGAGGAAAGATACAATCAACGTTATGATACTAGAAAATACAGAAGAAGGTACTAATGAATACTAAAGCACACATAAACTCTTTTGAAGGAGGTATAGATCAGGATACGTCAGTCAACAAATATTCTAATAACTCATATTATGATGCTGAGGATGTTAGGATTGTTACTAATGGTTCTTTAAGTAATGGATGTTTAGTTAATATAAACGGTAATGACGCTAAGATAAAATTAGGAGATGAAATAGTGTCAACATTATTTGATGGAAACTTAGAGATTGGAGAAGATGTTGACGAATCTTGCCTCAATGCTTATAATTATTTTAAACTTTATGCAGAAGATGGTAGTAGTGGAAAAGTTATTTTCTCATATTTATATGATTCTGTAGATTTAGAAACAACAACTGGATTATGGCTTCAAAGATTACTTTCTACAGAGAATCCATCAAATATAACAGATGTATTAATTAAAGCAGTTAACGCAACTGTAAGTTTTACAAATGTATCAGTTGGGTCTTCTATGACTGCTACTGTTACTAACAACGGTACAGAAGATGCTGCTTTAAGAATAGTTTTTGATTCTAATGTATCCGATGCTGAGGAAATAAAATTTACTTATTCTGTTACTATAGGCGGAACTATAGTTCATACTCAAGTTGTAAGTGAATTTTTTGGAGAATATTTTGCAACTACTGGAGATAATAATTATATTGGAGAAAATGTTGTTGCTAATTGTGTTATAGAAGATGCTTTGATACTGTGTACTAGCTATAACTATAAAACATTTTTTGATCAGTCAACATCTGGCTTAGACGGAACTGAAGTTATATTCTCATTCAACGGCAATAGTTATAAATTTGAAGTTGGATCTTCATTTAGTGGAGATGATGAATACCTTGGGTTCTTCAAAGATGATTACTCTCCTGCTCAGATTGTTGCTGAAATAAATAAATATAATGAATTCACAGATAATTTTGTCGTTAGGCTTGAGGAAGAATATAGATTAACCTTTTCAGCAAAATATCCATCCAGCGACTATCAGGTTGTTAAGAGCGGTAATAATACATCTATATCTATTCCATTCGGAATAAGTAATGTAGAGGGCGGTTCTAGAATTTTAAAAGTAGAAGACTATTCTAGCGTATCGTCTATACAGAATGTTATAGAGATATTTGATGACCAAGATTCTACAAGTAAATTAAATTTTGATACATCTAATCATGTTTCAATTATAGGTAGGTATGAAGATTCTGATATTAGAAAAATATACTGGATCAATGGTATAGATCCGTTAAGATATTTTAATATAGATTCTAGTGCTGCAATTTCTGAGTCAAATGAATTTGATTATGTACCAGAAGCTTCATTTGGATCTATTGACACTAGTATTGTTAATGGAGGGAATTACAAAAATGGAGTAGTTTTTTATGCTTATCAATATTTTAGTAAAAATGGCGCTGCTAGTACATTTTCTTCAATAAGCATGCCAAATAGATTAGATCCATTCTCAGAAGATAGCACTGGTGGTGGAGATATAGGCGAAGATTCTAATAAATCAGTTTTTGTAACTATAAATAATTTAAGTTCTGATTTTAGTAGAGTTAGGATTATTGCTATATTTTATGATCAATATAATATAAATCCTACGTATAATATTGTAGATGAATTAACGTATAATAATTCTATATCAAATCCAACTATATCTTTAGTAGATACTGGCAATTACATTGGTAGTATAACATTAGAAGAGTTTAGAATTTTTGCAAACACAACCTTAGTTCCAAATGTATTAGAGACTAAAAACAATTATTTATTCATTGCAGACATAAAAGAAGATTCTTTTTCTTCAGATACTATTGACAATTGGGATTCAAGAGCCTATGCTTTTGATAAAACTGGAGAGGCTAAGGTATACCAAACTCCTATTGATGATGGAACTTCTCATATGGCAACTATACAAGATGATGGTAGTTTTTCTTATGTAAATGAAGGCGTTGGTACGACTGGAACTGGCTGGGGTATTCCAGAAGTTGGTTTTAATGCTGTTAATAGATCTAATAGTATATTTAACAATTCAACATACAAACCTACTTATACATATTGTCCAGATGTTATATCTGGAACAGATATAGTAAAGGATGATTATGATGAGGAGTATCCAGATAGAATATTTGGAGGCAAAGGTAAAAACTTAAGGTATTATTTTAAGTGGTATTCGAGAGATGTGGCATCAGTATCAGGTCTAAAGTTAATATCAAATAAAAGAAATATTTTTACAAATACAGCTACAGCTTCTGATCAAATAGATTTAATAGAATGTCAGCCGGATGAGGTTTATAGGGTTGGAGTAAGATTTATCAATTCAAAAGGACAGTCTAGTTTTGTTAAATGGATAGGAGATATTAGATGGCCTTTCGTTTCTCACAAAACTGAATTTACTGATACTCCATCTATAGCTTTAAATATTTACGCTCCGGTGCTTCATGTGGAAATCACTTCATTTCCTTCTGATTCAGATATAGTGTCATATCAAATTGTTAGAGTAAAGCTAGATTCTGATAGTAGGACTATAAATTCAACAGGATTAGTAACTCCTACATATAATTTCAATGACACTGACGAAAACATTTCTAGACCTTTTGTTGGCGAAGAAACTAGTGGCGGAACTGAATGGCCTATGTATCCAGTATCTGCCATAAGAGATGATGACCCCGGATATATAAGTGATAGAACTTTAAATAACGATCTATTAGAATTTATATCTCCAGAAACAATAGTAAACAATCCATCTGGAAGTTATGCTGGAAAGAAATTAATAATACCCGCTATATCTGAAGCTACAGGTAGTTCTGTAACTAAAATTAATACGAGTTCTTCTGATACTACTAAAAATATTTCGGCTTTGCTGTCTCCGCTTGTTAATACTGATATATATAGTGACGTTGATTTTCTCAATGATACAAGTAGTGTTATTTATAATATAAGCGACAGCCGATTTGTCGAAACTGCTCACTATTCTGAAGCAACGAAAGATACTTTGATTAGGATTGGGGATTATAGCTATATAAATCAATTTGTGTCTGACGATGGAGAAAAAGCATCTAGATGTAGTGGATTGATTATTAAAACTGAATCTGATCTGTCTATTGACTATACTGCCGCTGAAGGTGACGAGAAGTTTTTAATTGGGTATATAGTTAATGATGTGGATGTAACTAGATATGGAGGGTATGATTATAATTCTAAAACAAGAAATGAATATATAGCATTTTCCGATCAATATCCAACTTCTACAACTATAGCTAAATGCACAATAGGGAATTCGTATAGAAGTACATTAGACTTAGTTAGGGCATTATTTTATGTCGATGAAAATGATTCTACAGATCATGGAAGTATACAGGAGATAATTAAATTTATATTACATTCTAACATTGATACAAGATATTGTAGTCAACCTACTGATAATTATGTATATTTATCTAATATACCAGACTTATCTAAGGCTTCATTTATACAAGAGACAGTTGAGGAAGGAATTACATTATATCCAGAGTCTTATGATGAAAATATAGGAAATTTATATGTTTATAATAACGTATATTCACAAATTGATTATTCTAAAATATATTTTCAAAAACCATATGATTTAGAGATAAATAAGCGATTCCCAAACAAAATAATAGCATCTGAAAAAAAGATAAATGGTGAATTTGAAGACTCTTGGACTAAATTTTACAATACAAACTTTATAGAAGTTGATGGAAGGTATGGGAATATAATGTCATTAAATTCATTTAAAAACAAAATGATATTTTTCCAAGAAAATAACGTAGGCATATTGTCTGTTAACGACAGAAGCTTAATACAAGACTCTAGTGGAAATGCGTTAACTTTAGGCAATAGCGGTATATTGGATAGATTTGATTATATTGCATATTTTAGTGGGATAAAAGAGTATAATAGTGTTATAGAGTCTAGGAATAATATATACTATCTAGATTCTTCTGATAAGAAGATTTATACAATAGATAATCCAAACTTTTCTATATCTGAAATCAATGGAGTACAGAGCCTATTAGAAAATATTATAACTAGTGGTAGTTCTATTTATACTGGTTTCGACCCAGAATATAGAGAAATTCTATTTACTATAGATAATACTACTATAGCATATAATGAATCTATCGGCAAGTTTGTGTCTAAGTATAACTTTATTCCAAATAGATATATACATACTCCAGATTACCTGTATACATATAAGATAGATACTGATGAAAGTGTTTTTGGGTATGTATTTAAGCATAATGATGGTGATAAAGGATTATGGTACGAAAATATATATGGACAAGAATACTCTACCTCTAAAGTTGTATTAATAGTTAATCCAAATGGTAATATTATTAATACATTTGATAATTTAGATTTAAGGACTGAGGTATTTTATTCAGGAGAAAACTTTCCATCTAAGAATGATATAATATATGAAACCGTCAGTAGAATTAAATATTCTAATAGCTATATAGATGAGATATCAATAGAGTCAGCAACCTCTAGCTCTTCGTATGACAAGATTAAAAGGCTTGGTAGAGCTTGGAGAAGTCAAATTCCGTTAACTTCTAATAGTAATAGATTTGTAGATTCTTACATAATTATTACATTAGAATTTGATAATAATTCAGATAAGCTTTTTAAGTTACATGATGTAATAACAAAATATAGACAACATAATATATAGTTATTATGTAAGTATACAAGTCTATAAAATATGTATCTTATTTAAAAAATAATTTATAATCCCCTTATATTTAGGGGATTTTCTTTTTAAAAATTCTTATACATGTATAAAAAAATGCCTCAATACGGATTTGGAGATTGGTTAGACAAGAATAAGTGGTTTGCTGCTGTTCCTGGAGTTGGGCAAGTTGCTGTAGGTTTAAATGAACTAGATAAGGCTACTAATAATGGTTTGCAAAAAAACGCTGGCCTTATTGGGACAGTTGCTGGTGGAGTTGGTGGTGCTTTTTTGGGAAATCCAATGTTAGGCGCACAAATAGGTGGATCTGTGGGAGGAGCAATTCAAGGCAACTATAACAATAATCAACAAATAGATGCACAAAACAAATCCTTAGAGCAACAAAAGATGTTAGCTAATTCTCAATACAGAAATAACTTAGCTAATTCAAGGCTTTCTCAACTACAATCACAACAATCATATCAAAGTGTATTTAAAAATGGCGGAGGAATTGATTCTACGGTAAATAGAATGAATCCAATGGCTATGACTACATCTACTGATAGCTCATATTATATAACTCCATATAGGGGAGAATTTTCTTCAAATCCTAACATAAGGGATTTTGCTCCTGGATATTCATTTTTCACAGATCCTAAATATATACCAACTTATGGTGCTATAACTCCATATATGATTGATAAAGGAAAAATACATTATACTTCTGATTATACTGGTGATAATACTCAGTTTAAAAAAGCTAAAAAAGGTGAATTTACTTTAGAACAATTAAATAATTTTCCTGAATATAACAAAAAAGTTAATTCAGACCAATTTAAATGTGGAGGTAAGATTCATAAAAAAGGAGGCATGATATCTTCATATAAAGGTGGTGGATATATTGATTCAGTAGATAAAAATCCAGATGTTACCATGTATATGAATGGTGGTCTTCATGAGAATAATCCTAATGGTGGTATACCAATCGGCCCTCATGGCACTGTAGAGGAAGGTGAAGTTAAAGTTAAGCTTGATGAAGGAGATTATATATTTTCAAACAGATTTTAGGTATTATAAGAAAAAATTATTATATTTGTAGATATGGCTAAAAAAACCAAACAAAAGACTTTTGCTGATAGAGCTA